GCAGGAGAAGGAAGGAAGATTAAGAACAAGTTCTTGAAAAAACTTCCTGCTCTGAAGTATCTTAGAGATGCTGTCTCCGATGCTGCAAAGGAACGAGGATGGTTGAAGGGATTGGATGGACGTATCATCCCTATCCGACACAGCCATGCTGCACTGAACACTTTGCTACAGAGTGCTGGTGCTATAATCTGTAAGACATGGTACGTTTTTATTAATCGTGCTATCAAGAAATCAAACTTGGACGCACAGATTGTAGCGTTCATCCATGACGAAGTACAACTACTAGTAAAGGAAGGACAGGAAGATGCGACAGGAGAACTTATTCAACGAGCAATGCGAGATGTCGAACAACACTTCAGATTCAGATGCAGACTTGACAGTGAATACAAGTACGGAAGAAACTGGGCAGACACCCACTAAGAATTGTACCAAGTGTGGAGAAGACCATCCAGAAGAAGGCTGGTATCCTAGTCATTGGAAAGGTAGAAGTTCTGTATGTAAGGTTTGTTTCTTGGCAGATCAGCAACATCGAAATGCTATTAACAATAAGAATACAATGTATGTTAATGGTAAATATGTACCAAAATCACATCCATTGTGGAAAGCTGGTAAGTACAAATCTTTTGATGACGCTGCCTTCTCTAGTCTTGTAAACTATGAGTCATCTACTGAGGGACAGGTCTACATCATTACTAATTCAGCATGGCCTGAGTGGGTAAAGATTGGTATGGCTGTTGATGCTAATGATAGATGTAATGGATACCAGACAAGCAGTCCATTCCGTGACTACAAAGTAATGTATGCTGCCTCTACTAAAGACAGACGTAATGCTGAGGCTGCCGCACACAAGGCTGCTGAGAAGATAGCTGAACGTAGAGGTGAGTGGTTCAAGATGTCAGTAGCACAAGCTAAGGAGTGTATCCAACATGGACTTTGACTTCCTATTTAAACTAATACTAACCTGTAGCTTCTTTGCTATAACACTATGTCTGTGTATCAAGTGGTTAGTTGAGTCATACCTAGACTACATACAAGTCAAGATGGGTATTCAGGTAATGACACATAGTAAACTAAGAGACCTTGAACACATGATTGGAAAGGATAATGACGATGACCCTTTTGCTCATTGATGGAGACATCATAGCTTACAAGGCTGCTGCTTCTGCTGAGACCCCTATACACTGGGGTGATGGACTGTGGACTTTACACGCTTATGAAGATGATGTAGCTATTCGTATCAAAGATCAGATTGATAAGCTAGTAGATGAAGCCCCTGTTAAAGACTGCATCGTTGCCCTGTCTGACAGGACAGAGAACTTTAGAAAGAAGTTAGCACCATACTATAAGGCTAACAGAACAAACGTGCGTAAGCCTATGCTACTTGGATATGCTGCAAGTTATATGCACGACAACTACAACACAGTTATTTATAAAGGACTAGAAGCAGATGACGTCTTGGGAATACTTGGCACTGCAAATAAAGACACTATTATATGGTCTGAAGACAAAGACCTACTTACTATACCAGCACTTCACTGGATTGATGGTGAGGTTGTGGAAATCGGAGAGCTTGAGGCAGACCATAACTTCTTTGTACAAACTCTTACTGGTGACGCTACTGACAATTACAAGGGTTGTCCTTCGGTTGGTGGAAAAACTGCTGAGAAAATCCTTGAATTTGGTGATGGATGGGGTGCAGTGGTTAGAGCATACCTTAGCAAAGGTCTCTCAGAAGAAGTAGCACTAGAACAGGCACGACTAGCTCGTATCCTACGCAATGGTGAATATGACACAGACACAGGTGAGGTGAAACTATGGCAACCGAATATGTAAAACATGAAGACTACATGAAGCAGAAGATGGCAGAGTTTGAAAACCGTGCTAACATTATGTGTGAGAAGCTTGCTATCCTGAATGACCGCAAAGAACGTGACATGGTAAACAGTCCTGCTCACTACGCTGATGGTAACATTGAGACCATCGACTACATTGTAGATGTGTTAGGTGACTACGAGGCTATCAGCTACTGTCATGGCAATGTCATCAAGTACACAGGCTCACGCCTATGGAAGAAGGGTAAGCCTATTGAGGATGCTAAGAAGGCTGTGTGGTATCTTAACAAGATGATTGAACTGATGGAAAAAACAAAGGGAGTAAACTGGTAATGCTGGATTTTTATGAGTATCAAATAAAGGCTAGACGTACTGCTATCTATCCTCCAAAGTATAGCATATCCTATCCTGCACTTGGACTAGCTGAAGAGACTGGTGAAGTAGTAGGTAAGATTAAGAAGATGATGCGTGACAACATTCCTCTGGAAGAACAGAAGGAAAAGATAAAGGCAGAGATGGGAGATGTTCTCTGGTATCTAGCAGCACTGGCGCATGACTGTGGGTTGTCACTACAAACAATCGCAGAAGAGAACATAAGAAAACTAAATAAACGTGCGCTTGAGAACAAGCTACACGGAGAAGGGGACGATAGATAATGGATTCATACCAATCCTATATTCATGTAAGCCGCTATGCTAGGTGGCTAGAGGATAAAGAACGAAGAGAGACATGGCCTGAAACAGTAGACCGATGGTGGAACTACATGACAGGTAAGTTTCCTGTACTGTCTGAGAGACCAGACGTTAAGGATGCTATACTAAACTTAGAGGTAGTACCATCCATGCGTACTATCATGACTGCTGGGGAGGCATTGGATAGAAATAATGTTGCTGCTTATAACTGTAGCTTTCTTGCTGTTGATGACCCTAAAGCATTTGACGAGGCGTTACTTGTCCTGATGTGTGGTACTGGTGTTGGCTTCTCTGTAGAGAGACAGTTTATCCAGAAGCTTCCTGAAGTACCAGCAGAACTCAATGACACTGATGAGGTTATTGTTGTTGGTGATAGTAAAGAGGGCTGGGCAAAAGCATTACGCCAGTTAATCTCACGCCTGTATGCTGGTGAGATACCATCATGGGACACATCAAAGGTTCGTCCTTCTGGTGCTAGGCTCAAGACATTTGGTGGACGTGCCTCTGGTGCAGAACCCCTTGAGAACTTGTTCAGGTTTACAATAGCCACCTTTAAGAAAGCCTCAGGTAGAAAACTAAATAGCCTAGAGTGCCACGACATTATGTGTCAGGTAGCTGCTGCTGTTGTGGTTGGTGGGGTAAGACGCTCTGCTATGATTAGTCTATCAAACCTAAGTGATGACCGTATGCGTCATGCTAAGATGGGTAACTGGTGGAACGATCAGGTCAACCGTAGCTATGCTAATAACTCCATTGCCTTCACAGAGAAGCCTGACATGGGTAGCTTCCTCCGTGAGTGGTCAGCACTGTATGAATCTAAGTCAGGTGAACGAGGTATATTTAACCGTGAAGCAGCCCAAGCTAAGGCAGAAAGTATTGGCAGAGAAAGCCGCAGCGATTTTGGAACGAACCCCTGTGGAGAAATCAGTCTCAGAAGTAGACAGTTCTGTAACCTCTCCGAAGTTGTCATCAGAGAAACCGATGGAGTCGGAGAGCTTGAGAAGAAAACCGAAATCGCAACGATCATTGGGACGATTCAATCAGCCCTTGTGGACTTCAAATATTTGTCACCAAAATGGAAGAAGAACTCCGAAGAAGAAAGGCTACTAGGCGTATCTCTTACTGGTATCTTTGACCACAAGATTATGTCTGGTCAGGGTGAGTACGAGAAGTCTGTACTTGCTGGTACACTAGGTAAGCTTCGTGATATTACTCGTAAGGTAAATCAAGAGTGGGCTAAGAAGCTAGGCATCAATCCTTCTAAGGCTATCACCACAGTTAAACCTTCTGGTACTGTGTCACAGCTAGTGAATAGTGGTAGTGGTATCCACCCACGCTATGCCAAGCACTACATCCGTAGAGTACGAGCAGATGTTAAAGACCCTCTAGCTACTTGGATGCAGGAGAAGGGTGTTCCATGTGAAGTAGATGTATACAATCCACAGAACCTAGTGTTTGAGTTTCCTATGGCTTCTGCTTCTAATAGTCTGACACGTCATGACGTTGGGGCTATTGAACATCTTGAGCTATGGCTAACCTACCGTAACCACTGGACTGACCACAACCCATCCGTAACCATCTATGTAGGTGAGGATGAGTGGGCTGAAGTAGGTGCATGGGTATGGAAACACTGGGATGAAGTGTGTGGTGTATCCTTCCTACCTCGTGAGGATGATAACCATTCATACGCACAAGCACCATACGAAGAGATTACAGAGGATAAGTACAAGGAACTAAGTACTAAGATGCCTGTAATTGACTTCGCTGAATACGCTGAACTGCTTGATAACACAACAAGTTCTCAAGAATTAGCGTGTACTGCTGGTGTCTGTGAAATCTAAAGTTACTCTATTAGCGAAAGTTTGCATAAAATGAGAGTTCTAGGAAACGATTTTAACATAACAGATGGCTTATTAAGAAAGCTTTCTGAACTGTATCCAGATAAACTTCCGCTTAATCAAGTGTCCTCTGAGGAATTATCTTTCCTCAGGGGTCAGCAGTCTGTGATACAGAAGTTACGTGAATTACAAGACAGCGATTTTGAGGATAATTAAATGGGAAGTTTAATGGGAAGTACGCCTCGTCCAGCCCCACCACCAGCGAGACCAGTTACGGCTGTAACTAAAACTCCTGACATTGAGATGGACGATACGGAACTAACATCAGAACAATTAAAGAAAAAGAAGTCAGGTAAAAAAGGCCTGAAGATTCAACTACAGGACACAGCTACACAAACAGGTAGTACTGGTGCTGGAGTACAAGTACCTACAGGAGAGTAGTATGGGTAGTATTGGAAAAATTATTGGTATTGGAAAAAAGCCAAAACCTGTTACAGCTAAATCTTCTCCTTCTTCCTCTACGGCTGCTCCTAAAAGCATGGAAGAGGATACTGACGCAGATTTAGCAACTACTTCTACCATGCTAGGTATCAAGAAAAAAGGTAAGAAAGCTCTTGTTACGCAACCAGCCGCTGCAAATGTAGGCGGTGATGGTGGTGTAGGGCTTAACATTCCAAAAGGATAATTAAATGGAACAAGGTGTAGGTGAAGTAGCTAAACGCTACAGTCAACTTGAAGGGGAACGAGACACCTTTTTAGAACGAGGACGAGAAGCAGCAAGGCTAACCATTCCTACTCTTTTGCCAGATGAAGGTCACAGTAGCTCTACTATCTACAGTACACCATATCAAGGTATAGGAGCAAGGGGTGTAAACAACCTCGCTTCTAAACTGTTGTTGGCTCTACTACCCCCAAACAGTCCATTCTTCCGACTTACTATTGACGACTTTGACTTGCAGATGATTGCTGGTGATAATCGTGGTCAGGTTGAAGAAGGACTAGCACGTATTGAACGTGCCGCAATGCAAGAGATTGAGGGTAAAGCTATCCGTGTACCTGTGTTTGAAGCACTAAAGCTTCTGATTGTCACAGGTAATGCTCTTGTTTATATGCCCAAGAAGGGCGGTATGAAAGTATTTAGACCTGACCGTTACGTTGTTAAACGTGATGCAATGGGCAATGTTCTAGAAATAATAACAAAAGAAACAGTATCACCTATGATGCTTCCTGAGGAAGTACAACAGTTGATGCCACAAAATGAAGACCCATCTGACACACATAAGTCAGGTTCTTCACATAAAAGCTACAATCTATATACTTGTTTAGTAGCTACTGATAAAGGCTACATGACCCACCAAGAAGTAGCTGGTATAGAAGTGCCTAATTCTCGTGGTACTTTTAAGAAGGATACTAATCCATTCATCCCTCTTCGGTTTATCCGTATTGATGGTGAGGATTATGGACGTGGTTATGTAGAGGAATACATTGGAGACCTTAGAAGTCTTGAGTCACTTACTCGTGCTATTGTACAGGGTAGTGCTGCTTCTTCAAAGGTACTCTTTCTTGTACGTCCAAACGGTACAACTAAATCTTCTGACCTTTCTAAAGCACCCAATGGTGCGTTTCTGAATGGTGATGCTAATGATGTGTCTACCCTTCAGGTACAAAAGGCGGCTGACTTCCGTGTTGCATTAGAAACAATGCGGATGATTAATGACCGTATGGCTGCTGCTTTCTTGTTGAACAGTTCAGTACAACGAGCAGCAGAACGAGTAACAGCAGAAGAAGTTCGCTTCATGGCACAGGAACTAGAGACTGCCCTTGGTGGTGTGTACTCTATTCTGTCTCAGGAGTTCCAGCTTCCTCTGATTAATATCCTACTGAACTCTCTACAAGCACAAGGCAAGATGCCTAAGATGCCTAAGGATAGTGTTAAACCTACTGTCGTTACAGGTATTGAGGCACTAGGTAGAGGACAAGACCTTAATAAACTTGCAACCTTCTTGCAGTATCTACAGCCACTAGGGGCTGAAGTTATTGCTAGTGAGATGAACATCAATGACTACATTGACCGTCTTGGTGCTTCTCTTGGTATTGATACCTCTGGCTTGATTAAGTCACAGGAACAGAAGATGCAAGAGCAGATGCAACAACAACAACTAATGCAACAACAAATGATGGAACAGGCAGCTATGGGAGCAGCACAAAGAGCAGCCCCAGCAGTAGCTGGCAAAATAGACCCTGATCAATTACGTCAGGCAATGGAGCAAGTTAACGAATGACAGACTCAGTGAACACACACCAAGAACAGCCACCAGAATCACAGGAGCATATTGATGCTATGTTGAAGAAGGTAGAGGGACAAGCACCCTCTGACCGTCCTGACTGGTTGCCTGAAAAGTTTAAAAGTCCAGAAGATATGGCAAAGGCTTACTCAGAATTAGAGAGTAAGCTTGGTAAGGGTACTAAAGAAGAGACCCAAGAAACAGAAGAACTAGCTGAACAAGTAAAGCAGACTAGCTCTGAAGTTTCCGAAGCCCTAGATTCCAAGGGTCTGGACTTTGATGTCTTTCAACAGGAATATCTAGACAACGGAGAACTATCTGCTGATGCTTATACAGCGTTAGAAGAAGCTGGGTTCTCTCGTTCTCTAGTAGATAGCTGGATTGAAGGACAAAATGCCCTATCCTCTAAAGTAGAATCAGAAATGTATTCTCTTGTAGGAGGACAGGAGCAGTATGTTGAAGTTATAAAGTGGGCATCAGAAAGTCTTCCTGAATCGGAGATTGATGCCTTTAATGCAGCAGTAGATACACAGAACCCTTCTAATATTAGGTTTGCTGTGCAAGGACTTTACGCACGTTATCGTTCAGAGGCTGAACCAAATCTCCTTCAAGGGGGAACTGGTGCGGTATCCTCTGGTGGGAAGTTTGAAAGCAATGCAGAATTAACTGCTGCTATGCGTGACCCTAGATACGCTAAGGACTCCGCCTACAGGCAACAAGTCGCTGATAAGTTGGCTCGTTCTAGCCTGTTCTAAATGTTGCATGGGATTGGGGGTTGTAATAAATGAACCCCCTCTCCTTCTAAACACATCTATCTGGGTGTGCTTAGAAGGGGAAACCCTACCTCAAGTTATTACTGACTAAAATAACCCTGACCCCTTGCGAGGGACAATCTAGGCCAAAACGTGTTGGTGGTGCTGAGACAATTAACTCAACATTATCTTTTAGAAAGGGATGATATTATGGCTTCTGCCGCTTCAAACCCTGCATATAGCGTTAGCTTTCAGGGACAAAATAATAACACAGGTGACGTTCGTGACTTGTTTCTAAAACTCTATGCTGGTGAGGTTCTCACTGCATTTGAGGAAAAGAAAGTAATCATGGACAAGGTACGTACTCGTACCATCTCAAAAGGTAAGTCTGCCTCATTTCCAATGACAGGCCGTGCTTCTGCTGAGTACCTGACTCCAGGGAATGAAATCACTGGTGGTCAGATTCGTGCTGGTGAACGCATTGTCACTATTGATGATCTGCTGATTAGCTCACAGTTCATTGCTAATATTGACGAAGCAATCAACCACTACGATGTTCGTTCAATCTACTCAAAGGAAGCTGGTATTGCACTGGCTAATGAAGCTGACCGTAACGTAGCTCGTATGCTGGTTAAGGCTTCTTTGTCAACCAACACTACTCGTGCTGCTGGTCTTATTCAGGACTACAAGTCATTCACTGAAGAAGACTTCACAGACAACGTAGTAATCGGTGACAACGCTGCTGACGATCTGGTAGCTACCGACATCGCACAAGCTATCTTCAACGCTCGTAAAGAGATGGAGAAGAAGAACGTACCAACTGACGGTGCTGTAGTTATGCTACCACCAGACCAGTACTACGCACTGCTTGATGTGACCGATGGTAACAAACTGGTTTACATGAACCGTGACTTCGGTGGAACAGGTTCTATTGCTACGGCAACTGTACCTTCAATCGCTGGTATGCCTGTTTATATGTCAAACCACGCTGATGTAACTAACCTCTACACCGCACTTGCTGCTGGTGCTGGAGAAGGTGTAACATCAGACAACGCACCTCTGGCTAACACTGCTGGTTCAGGCCGCACTACTCACTATGACTTGCCTACTTCTGACGTAGACGGTGCAGACATGGTGGCTCTTGCTGCTCGTATCCGTGGCTTCGTGTTCACACCAGACGCTGTTGCTACTGTTAAGCTGATGGACTTAGGCCTTGAGTCTGAGTACCAGATCAATCGTCAGGGTACACTGATGGTTGCTAAGTACGCTATGGGACATAACGTCCTGCGTCCAGCTTCGGCTATTGCTCTTCTTGAGTATGCCTAAATAACATAGAGGGGAGAGGCTTCGGCTTCTCTCCTTTTTTTTATTATGCACGTTTTTCTTTTACTAGTATACTTGGGAGTAGGAGATGACAGAGTACTAATCAGTAATGATATGTACTTTAGGTCAATCCTTAATTGTAACTTTTATGCGTCTGAAGTAT